GGACCAGCTGGGGCCGCCGGTGCCACTGGCCCGCAGGGACCAGCCGGGGCCGCCGGCGCCACAGGCCCGCAAGGCGAGCCCGGCCCGCCGGGGACGACGGACTACACCGAGTTGGAGAACGTCCCGGCTACGTTCCCGCCAGAGGCCCACGCCTCCAGCCACGCCCACAACGGCAGCGATGCGATCTACAACCAATCGCTGAACACTGGCGACGACGTAAGTTTCTTGAGCGTTGCCGCGGCGGACTCGCTCACGATTCAATCGTATGGCTTCACGCAGGCTTCTGGATCGCTCGTTCTCAACTGCCCGCTGCGGTTCACTGACGCGACGGAGCAGACCACAGCGTGGCCGGGCTCGTTCTCATACAACGACCTCGACGACCTTCCGACGCTGTTCGACGGCGCGTATTCTTCGCTGTCTGGCGTTCCTTCATCGTTTACGCCGGCGAGCCACAGCCACGGGAACATAAGCGACTCTGGCCTGGTCAACGGAAACACGGCGTCCGGCCATGTCGTCGTCACCACAACCGGCGGCGCGCTGACCACGGCCGCCACCATCAGCACATCGCAGATCAGCGGGCTCGGGTCGCTTGCCACGCAAAGTGGGACATTCTCTGGAACGTCAAGCGGGACGAATACCGGCGACCAGACCATTTCGCTCACTGGGGACGTGACAGGCAGCGGCACTGGCTCGTTCGCCGCAACGCTGGCAAACACGGCCGTAACGGCCGGATCGTATGGTTCGGCCTCCAGCGTGGCGACGTTCACGGTGGACGCGAAGGGCAGGCTCACGGCGGCTGGCAGCACGGCGATTGCGATCTCTGCTGGCGCAGTGAGCGGCCTCGCCGCCTCGGCCACGACCGACACGACGAACGCCAGCAACATCAGCAGCGGCAGCATTGCATTGGCCCGCCTGCCAGTGACCGTCGAGAAGTCTTCGGCGGTCGGAAATTCTGGCACGTCCACAACTCTGAGCCTGTCGTCCGCGAGCGTGCAAACAGTGACGCTGTCTGGAAACTGCACGTTCACGATGCCGACCGCAACGGCTGGTGCGTCGCTCACGGTGATCCTGACGCAGGGCGGAAGCAACACCGGAACGTTTACGGGCGTGAAGTGGCCCGGCGGAACGGCCCCCACGATCACGACCGGCGCGAATAAAATGGACGTTCTGACGTTCGTTTCCGACGGCACCAACTGGTACGGCGTAGCCGTCCAAAATCTCGCATGATTGCTGGCCGCGTCGGATTTTTCTCGCCGCAGGGCTTCGACCCGAAGAGCGTCGGGACGTTGTTGGGTTGGTGGGATGCCACCGACTCGGCCACGATCACGACCGTTAGCGGTGCCGTGTCGCAGTGGAACGACAAAAGCTCGAGCGGCTACAACCTCACGCAAGGCACTGCGGCGAACCGACCCGGCACTGGCACACTCAACGGAAAGACCTGCCTGACGTTCAACGGCACGACGCAATCGATGACGCGGACGCCCGGCGCGTCAGGACTCAGTGCCACGTTTTTTGTGGTGTGCAAGGCAAACTCGGTAACCAGCCGCAACAACGTCGCCTTCGCCACTGGCATAGCGTCGCCCGGTCAGGCGCAGTTCGCGGCGGGCTACAACTCCGCGGCGTCGTTTGTAGGCAGTAGCCGCGCTGGTTCCATCGTCGGGATCGCGGGCGGAGCGGCAAACACGTCAACGGCGATTCTTGGGGCGGTTGTTTCCTCGACTGTCATTTCGTCGTTCCGTCGGAATGGCGTGTCATACACGACCACCGGCGCTAACGCGATACAAGGCAACTCCTCCGGCATCTCGGTCGGCTGTGCGCTCACGAACTCCAGCCCCGCCTCGCTATGGGATGGAAGCATCTGCGAGATCCTCTGGTACAGCGGTTCGCTCTCGGCTGGCTCGATCTCATCTGTCGAAACGTACCTTGCCGCCAAGTGGGGCGTGACGCTGTGAAGTTTTTCATTGTGAACGCCGCCGCATATGAGCCGCTGCGGGCCGCAGTGGACACAGCCGCAGGCTATCCAGACGGAGAGACGCAGACGATGTGGAACCCGCTCCAGGTCGCACCGATCGCGGCGGATGGCCGCGTCCTACTGGCACTGCCAGACGAGATCGCCACGCGGCCCGCGGTGGTGCCTGCTGTGCAAGCCAGCATCGCAGTCGGCGACACGCACGAGATCACCGAGGCCGCGTACCGCGAGCTGCTGCCGCCCGAGCCCGAGGCCACCTGATGCCAGCCCGCATCGAGCGCTGGAAGCCGCCGCGGATGATCTCGGTCCTGCCGACCAAGGAGCGAGCCCACTACACCTCGAGGGACTGGCGAGCCAGGCGGACCAGGATCCTCGTCCGCGACGCGTACACCTGTGCCATGTGCGGGAAGGTGATCTACGGGCCGAAGGCCCACGTCGACCACATACGCCCGCTCGAGGAAGGCGGGACGGACGACGACGCGAACCTCCAGGTCCTGTGCGAGGCGGACCACGGGCGGAAGACACGCGAGGAGCAGCGGAGGCGAGGGATCCTGTAGCGCTGGACTCGCAGGTTAGATCGGCCACGCTCCGTGCATGGATGGCACGGAAGCCAGTATCCGCGAGCGGGAGCGCGAAAGAGGACGGAAGCGTCGCGCAAGAGGTTGCGACAAAGAATGTGCAACCTGTGGAGCTGTGTTTCATGCAGTCACATCAGGGAGGAAGTACTGCGACAACTGCCAACGCAACAGGACGTCGAGTTGCGTTGATTGCGGATGCACGGTGCATTCAAGCGGCGCAAGGTGGATTCTCCCCAAGAGATGTCCGCCATGCAGAGCCAAAAGACAACGCGAAACGCGCCGAATCAATGCTGCAAAATCGCGCGCGGCAGACAAGGAACGCAGAAAGTCTATTCCAAGGATTCCAAAATCTTTGGTGTGTATTGACTGCAAGACTTGTTTTCAATGGAACGGAAATCGCGGGAAGCCACCTGCGCGCTGCCGTGATTGCGGAAAGCAGAAAAAAAACCAGCAAAAAATAAAAAAGGAATATTCGCTTCAGTGCCAGAAGTGTCGATGCGAATTTGTTTCTGTTGGATCACCTCAGAGAAAGCTGTGCGAAGCGTGCCTGCTGGTTCATCGCGAGGCAGAGCAAGCATCGTGCGAGTATTGCGGCAACGCGTTTGATCGTTGGAAGCAAGGCGGAAGATCCTACGGAAGGTTTTGTTGTCAATCATGCTACTGGGCAGCACGCAGGAAACAGCAGCTCGCAGCACAAGTACGGAAGCTCGAGGCGAAGTTTCAGAAGAACTACGCGGCTGCCGTCTCGAAAATCCGGAAGGCCGTAGAACGGGAACGGAATGCATCAAAGCCGTGGCCGTGCCTACAGTGCGGCAAACTGTTTAGAAACGGAAGAGACAGGCTGTGTTCTTACGAATGCCGTAGGTTGGCGTTTAAAAGAAGCAAGAAGCAAGCAAGGAAAGGAAGGGTCGCTCACGGGCACAGGGAGAGATGCAGGCTGCGTGGGCTGCCTTTTGATTCTTCTGTGAGTCGTGCTGTTGTGTTTGAGCGCGACGGTTGCGTGTGCCTGTTATGCGGCCGACACACAGTCGAAGGCGACCAACACATGGCCCCAACGATTGGCCACATAGTTCCATTGAAGAATCCTTTAAACAGAATGCACGGCCACACGATGGAGAACACGTTCACAAACTGCGCGTCGTGCAACGGAAGGCAGGGGAACGCCGTAGTCATCGACGGCCATCAAAACCACGAAAACCCGCGCGCCACGCTGCTGGAATCCATAAGGTCGACCGGGTACCCCTTCGAGGCACTCTGCCGCGAAACGGAAAGCCCCGCGTGCCCTCAACGCTAATTTCCGACCCAATAACGAAAAAACGGAGTGAACATGGGACGCCGCGGCCGCCTGCCTGACCCCAACTCGAAGAAGTCCCGCGCCGCCCTGGCCCGCGCGAAGCAGCTCGAGGCCGTGACGCCGCGGGCCGACTCGCCGTCCGCTCCACCGGCCAGCCTCAAGCCGCCGGCCTGCCTCGCGGCCGACTCAGCCGCCATCGGCTTCTGGAATCGGAACGCGCCGATCCTGATCGCGGACGGCCGCCTGACCGCGGACCGAGTCGACGCGTTCGCCCTGCTCTGCCAGCTCCACGCCGACGCCGGCCGCCTGGCCGAGCAAGTCGCGGCCGAGGGATGGATCACCGCCACCGATAAGGGCCAGGCCGCCAGCCCGGTCGCGAAGCTCCTCCGTGACTCGCGGCGCGACTGGGTCACACTGGCCCGGGACTTCGGTCTGACCGCGGCGGCCGCGGCCCGCATCCCGCAGGAGCCACCAAGTGGCGAAGAAGAAGGCGGCGAAGAAGAAGCGCTCCTCCGTCAGCTCTCGATCCGCGGCTAATCCGAAGAAGCGGCCGGAGTACGTTCCTGGGTATCAGTGGGACGAGGCCGCGGCCGACGCCCCGGTCCGGTTCATCGAGCAGCTCTGCCGCCACCCGGACGAGCGCGGCGGCGAGCCGCAGAAGATCACGCTGATCGACTGGCAACGGGACCAGGTCCTGCGGCCACTCTTCGGCTGGCGACGCCCCGACGGCCGGCTCCGGTTCCGCCGGGCCGGGATCTTCGTCCCGAAGAAGAACCGCAAGTCGAGCCTGATGTCGCAGCTCGCCCAATACATCATCACTTGCCACGCGCCAGCCCAGGACGTGTTCCTCGCAGCGAATGACAGACTCCAGGCGCGGACCATGTATCGCATGGTCCGGCAGTCGGTCGAGGCATCGCCCACGCTGTCGAAGCTCCTCGAGGTCGTCGACTCGCGGAGCATCATCCGCAACCGCGAGACCGGGAAGGAGATCCGTTGCCTGTCGTCCGACTCGTGGCGGAATGAAGGCCTGAACGGCTCGGTCATCCTGGACGAGATCCACAGCTTCCGGACGCCGGACCTCGTCGACGCGTTGATCTACGCCACGCGTGGCACGGCGAACGGACTCGTCATCTCGATCTCGACGGCTGGCGACAACCGCAACGGGATCGGCTGGCGCTGGTGGCAGGACTGCGAGCTCTCGATCAAGGATCCCAAGGTGAACCCGACGTTCTATGGCCTGATCTACGCGGCCGCCGAGGATGACGACTTCTCCGACCCGAAGGTCTGGCGGAAGGCGAACCCGTCGATGGGCGTGGCCTTCCCCGAGGACGAGTTCGCAGCCGACTACCAGGACGCGTGTACGGACGGCCGGAAGATGTCGAAATTCCTCCGCTATTCCTTGAACGTCTGGCAGCAGGCCGACGCCCGCTGGTTCCACGGCGACGCCTTCGCGAAGTGCCGGAAGGATCCGCCGCAGCCGCTCGACGGCCGGCCCTGCGTCGTGGGCGTGGACCTCGCGAGTAACCTCGACATGACGGCGGCCGCGTTCCTGTTCAAGAACGACGACGGCTCCTTCGATTGCGAAATGCGCTACTGGGTTCCGGCCGACACGGCCGAGGAGCGCGAGCGGAAGGATAACGTCCCGTACTCGACCTGGATCCGCGAAGGCTGGCTCACCGTCACCGACGGAGCCCGGCTCGACCACGAGGCCGTCGCCCGCGACATCGTGGCCTACGGGGCCGACCACAACATCGTCGCGGTCGGGGCCGACCCGTGGCAGGTCGGGCCGCTCGCGACGTTCCTTGAGCGGGAGAGCATCAAGACGAAGGGGGTCCAGCAAAACACGCGGACGATGAACGCGCCGTGTAAGCAGCTCGAGGGCCTGGTCCTCGAGGGCCGGTTCCGCTACACGTCGCCGATCCTGGCGTGGAACGCCAACAACGTATGCCTGTACTCGGACGCGACCGACTGCGTGAAACCGGACAAACAGAAAT